GGTTAAAATATTCATCGCAAGTTCATTTCAGCCCGGCGCGTTGCCTGTTCGGTCCGCCATGCTTCAAACCTCATGCTCTTGGCATCCAACTTGGCCTTGGTGATATTGGCCACTGTGCGGGCACCTATCATCTGTTCCACATGTTCCCGGTAGCGGCGGTGGTCGCGCGCACCATGTTCGGCCTTGGCAACGCTGGTCGCATTACTTTGGTTCACCAGTTCGCTGAAAATTATCTTTTCCATCTTTTCCAGCGCCCGTGCTTCGCCGTCCTGTTCGGCGTGTTCAACCGCCAGCTTTTCAAAGTCGTGAACGGCTACATCTATCGGGTTTGTCTGTGCGTCCATTTCAGCTTCGGTCATTTAATTGATTAAAAGGCTCCGCGCACCGCCCGCCCCTGGGAGTAGGCCGGGGGAGGACGATGGCCAAAATGGCGGACGATGCGCGGAATAAGTTCAAGGGAGGAGTCATTTGGTGGCCTTCAAAACGGTGGAATTTCGTCATCCATGCCGCCGGCGGGATTTTCATTTTCGGCGGGCGGGTTGCTTGCCCCGTCCTTGACGTACACATCCGATATTTGAAGGCTTTGGAATTTCCCTTCCGGGCCGTCCTTCGTCCATGCCGCCACTTCCACCTTTTCGCCTTCGCGAATATCACGATGGGCGATGATGTAGCCCTTCATGCCGGGGTGGCGGTCATCGGTCTTATACTTGTTTTTCCAAAGTGTCCCGGTTCCGGGCTTGGGGATATATTCTGACATTATGCGGCCTCCTGTTCGGCGCGGATTTCATCGGCGCGGTTGGCAAACTGCTGGCTCAAGCCGTAAAAACTATTGTGTTCGTCCCGTTCATTTTCGTCGGCGGGCGGTTCGTGGTCCCACCACCTAGGTAGATCAATGGCCAGTTGGCCCGTAACCTTGATGGTATCCGGCGCGTTTTGCAGGGCGATAAGTTCGTCTATATCGCTACACCCCCGAATGTCGCTGCCGATCTCGCGCGCCATCGCCGTTAGTGCCGTCTTGGCCAGCGGCCCGCGCCATGCCGGGTCTTGCATGGAATTTTTAGGCTTGTCTTCAAGGCCCGCACTTGCGCCATTATCATCGGTGGTGGCTATTCCCAAGGAATTTAGGATTCCGTAACGGCGCGCATACGTTATCGCGCCGCCGAGGCCCTGCATGTCGTTCTTGTTGATGATAAGCGGGATACCGCCATCTTCAATGTGATCGCCCGCCGCGTTGTATATGCGCGTTACCAGTCGGCGATCGCCCGGTTCGCCATGCACCGCTTGGTGGACAAACAGCCCGTGCTCAGCCAACAGCGGGCGTATACTCTCCCACACCGCATTCAAATCGGCGTAGCGGTAGGAAAACCCGCTGCCCTTAACCTCGTTGCCCTTGGTTATGCTTTCAATGCCAGCCTGAACGGCGGCAAGGGCGCTATATAATGTCGGCTTTGGTTTCGCTGCTGCTGTCATAATATCACCCTCCTACCTATCGTGGATATAGTCGTTTACGGCATCGCCCAAATCGGGCCAGCAAATGCCCTCGCCGTCGCACTCCGGGCAACACGGGTCCGAATCGCTAAACGCCGTGTCAACTATGCCGAAGCCGTCGCAGCGTTCGCAAATGTAGGTGCCGGGGTTGTCTTCCAGTAGTGCGTTCAGCTCAATCTGGCGCATGGTCTCTTCGTTGCTATGTGCTAGTTTGCTCATGCTTCACCCTCCAATTTCAGCGCCGCCAGCAATTTGCGGCATGTCGGGCATTTCAATTCGGCGGGGCCGTCACCGGGCCATAGCTGACAGCCCTCAACCTCGCAATGCAGCAGCGCGTATTCCGCCGCGCGGGTTAGCATCGCATTTTGCGCGTCCAGCGCCTGACACCTATTGGCTAGGAAAAAACCGAACCCAACATTATCGTGGGCGCGCTTTTCGGCTTCGTCGGTCATGCCGCCTTCTCCTGCTTACGCTTCTGCTCCAACTCCCGCAGCCGCCACTGGGCGTCCACATAGTCCGCATCAAAACCCATGTTGAACTTCTGCCGGATGCGGGCCAGCAAACAGGCGTGGCGGTATTGGCGGGGGCGCTTATTCATGCCGCCCTCGCCGCTTGCATTTCCTCATAAACATCTTCGCCGTATTTGAGGCGCACATGCCTTTCGATATCTGCGGCTACATCGCCAAACACTTCAAAGTATTTCTGTGGCGTGGCGCCGATATCCAGCAACTCAACGGTCATGGAACCGTCGCGCTCTATCGTCGCAACGCCGTCAAGCTCGGCGACTTCGTGGCCGGATATTTTGTAGGGATATGTGAATAAAAGCATGGCGTCCTCCAATTGCGTATGGAGGGTATTATAGTTCAAGTTTATTGAAAGTGTCAACCCATCGAGATTATTTTTTTTGAAGTTTTTTTATTTTGTCCATAAGGTTGGTTGAAAGGCCGGCGGTGTCGGCTGCATATAGGTAGTCGGTGGTTATACCATAAGCGTGGGATATCTTGGCAGCGATGTAGGGGTCTATCAGCATCTTGCCGTTTTCCCAATGGGAATAGGTGCTTTCCTTGACGCCGGTTTCCGCGCAGACATCACGTTGGCTCAACCCCCTCGCCCGGCGCGCTATTCTAAGGCGGGCCGAAACGCCGTCCAGATATTCTTGTGGGCGCTTTTTAACCATTTCTTCCTCCCTAGTGTAGTGACCCCCATCATACGGTTCATATTCTTCATTATCATCTTGTATTTTTCCTTCATTGAAACAAGTCGCCTCCGTTTGCATTCTTAGTTTCCCTTTAAATTATCTGTTGACGCCTTCAAGTTTATTAAAGTATGGTGCGGGTATGGATCACTTTATATTTATTGAAAGTATAGGCGATACGGGCGCGGTTGCCAAGACCCTTGGCTTTAAACTATCCCGCGTATCGAATTGGAAGCGCAACGGCATCCCCTGGAAGTACCGCCTTCGCATTGCCGACATCGCCAACGAGCGCGGCGTGGAATTGCCTAAAAACTTTCTAAGGCCGGAAACAGGTGAGGCCGCATGAACCTGTTTGACTATGCCAGAGGCGCAGATGCGAAGACTACGGGCATGGCATTGGCCGCCGACGCGAATATGGACCGCCTGCCCCTTGCCCGAAGGCTTGCCGCTGAAATTGCCAGCCGCAAGTTGTCCCGCGAATGCAACGCGGATGAAGTGGGGCGCGAAATGGATCGGCGCGGCTTTGGCTCCAATTTGGGGCCGGCGGCGGGTTCCTTGTTCAAAGGCGGCAATTGGGAATTTACCGGGCGGCGCATTCGCAGCAGCCGAGTGACCAACCACGCCCGCGAGTTGAAGGTATGGCGATATGTGGGAGCGGCGGAATGACAAAGGCCAAACTGCCCGACACCATAAAGGTAGGCTATCAAATATATGACGTGAAGGTGGAGCGTTTTACCGATGGACATCCTTCCAGGGGTTCCCACAACTACTTCCGTTCGGAAATTTTAGTTGATGCCGACCAGAGCGCCCAACTCATGGCGAATACCATGTGCCACGAAATTTTACACGCCGCCTATTCACAGTGGGAAATGGGCGCGGGCGAGTTGGATGAGGAACGCATTGTCGCCACATTGGCGAATGGTCTTTGCACAATATTCCGGGACAACCCGGATTTAGGCAAGTGGCTTTTGGAAAGGTTGGCGAAATAGCGTCAAGGAAAGCACATGAACACGGACGGCGTACCACTATTAATTTTAACCAGCTTTCTAGCGGGCGTAGCTTTATATCTGGTGAGCGTAATTAGTTGACGTGGAAAAGCTCAAGGTCCTGGACCTGTTTTCCGGAATCGGCGGATTTAGTATTGGCCTTGAACGCACGGGCGGATTTGAAACCGTGGCGTTTTGCGAGATCGATCCGTTCTGCCAAAGGGTATTGGCGAAGCATTGGCCCGGCGTTCCCATTTTCGATGATGTCAGGAAATTGAATGGACAAGTTTTGGCCGACACCACGGGTGGTGCAACCCACAAAAGTCAATCAAAGCAAGACGGGCGGCCCGCCGCAAAGTCTCACAGTGTCGGTGATGGAAACTCCTTCAACAGAAGCACCGCAAGCGCGAACCAATCAATCGGACCAATTGACGTTATTACCGGCGGCTATCCATGCCAACCATTTAGTCTCGCCGGGAAGCGCCGAGGCGCGGAAGATGACCGCCATCTCTGGCCAGAGGCTTATCGGCTCGTGGCTTCCGTCCGGCCCCGTTGGGTCATTGCTGAAAACGTGCCTGGCCACATCAACATGGGCCTCGACGAAGTGCTTTCTGACCTGGAAGGCGAAGGCTACACCACGGGGACGCTTATTATACCAGCTTGCGCCGTCGATGCCCCGCACCGAAGATCTAGATTATGGGTCATCGGAAAGAGGAGTGCTGGAGATGCGGCCAACCGCAACGAGTCGGGACCACAAGGACGGAACAGCGAAAAGCTGCGAGAACGTACCAGTGAACGGTCTGTTGGGGCGGGAAGTGCATCTGTACCCGACTCCGACATCTCCAGGATCTCACCAAGTGGGGACGATAGGGGAATGGGGGGGCAGTGGGAATCCGTTGAGGACTCCAGAGACAATGACCCTTGCTGGTGGGAGCCTGAACCCCCAGTGGGTAGAGTGGCTCATGGGATACCCCGTAGGGTGGACCGACTTAAAGGACTCGGCAACGCCGTCGTCCCCCAAATCCCCGAAATCATCGGACGGGCAATCCTCGAAGCGGAGCGCAATTAGTTGACCGAAAGTGAATTACAAAATAGCGCCGCAATGTACCTGCGCGCCAACGGCGTGGCCTTCCACCACAGCCCCAACGAAGGCAAGCACCGCGTCCAATACCGCGTGAAGCAGAAGCGGGCCGGCATGATGCCCGGCTTTCCCGATCTGCTCATAATGTACCCGAAGCGCCCGCCGCATTTCATTGAACTGAAGACACTCAAGGGCCGCTTATCGGACGCGCAGAAGGGTTTCCAGCAAATGTGCGAAGACATGGGCTTTCCCTTCGCCGTATGCCGCTCGCTTGATGACGTGCAGAACACGGTGAGGGGGTGGGCGTGACAGACACAACAGAAGTGCGCTGGTGGCCTGTAGGCAAACCCCTTCCAAAGGGTTGGAAGCTGGCCGATCAGCGCGCCGGCACCCACCATAATGAATATTCAGTGTTGATAGAGAAACATGGGAATTCAAATAAATGAATTTCATAAAGCGAGGTAAAAACACATGTGTTCATTGCGGCTCGAAGTATCTGGCGCCCGCCAGCCGCGTCGATACTTCGCGGTATTGCAGCCAAGTCTGCAAGCAGGGCCACAAAAGCCCCTGGACGCCTGAACTGGACGCCCAATTAAAGGAACTATGGCCCATATTATCCGCCCGCGTTATCGGCGAGAAGCTGGGCTTATCCAAGGGTGCCGTAATAGGCCGCGCAAGGCGCACCAACCTGGCGATCAAGAAAGAAAGTAACACCAAGGCGGCGATACAGGCGAAGCTTCCGCCGGTAAACTTTCGTGGCCATGAAAACGAATTCGCCTCTTGCCAGTGGGTCGACGGCGAACCGAAAGAACGGAATTTCTGCCCCGAAAAAACCGAACCCAACATTAGCCGATGGCCGTACTGCCATCCCCATTACAGGCGGGCAAGGAACGCATACCAGCCATGAACCGCCTACACACCGTTGACCGCAAGATATCGCACGAAACCACCGGCCTACGCGGCAGTTTATTCGTGCATGTAGACCATGACGATAATGGATTTATCCACGGCGTCCGCATATCCCACAAGTCGAAGGAACGGGACAACACGCTGGACACGGTATTTACTGCGCTCGGCGATGCCATAACCGAGATCGTGACCACCAAAGCCGTGACGGGGGAGCCGGTATGAGCGTACCTTACGTAAAATTTTATGCGTCCGATTGGCGGGCAGGCGTATCTTTACTCACAGACTTCCAGGAGCTGCTTTATTTCAAAATATGCCTTTACAACTGGGATACGGGCCTTGGTGTCCCGGAAGCCATTGTTTCTAGGCTGTTTCGTGATGAATGCGAGGGCATTGCGGATGCATTAAAAACTTTAATGCGGATGCATAAGGTGGTGTGCGACGATGAGGGAAACTTGTGGAACGAAAAGGCGATTTCCGAACATAAAGAAGCAAAAAAACGACGCGATTCGGCTCAAAATGCAGCGTCTAACCGCTGGAAAGAAAAGAAGAAATTAAAAAATGCGCCCGCATCAAAAAATAAATTAACCGCGCAATGCTATCCAGAACCAGAACCAAATAAAGTACGTACTGATAATTTTGATGGGGGTGGTAGTGGGCGCGTTCTCTTGAAATCTGAAACTTATGATGAAGCCCGTAGCGCGGCGCCGGGGTGGGATATCTACAACCTTGAAAGCAAGTGGCGGGAATGGAGCGGGGATGGCATCCGCACACTCCACAACCCTGATAGGGCATTTGTGGGCTTTTGTCGCAAGCATGTGCAGGGAAAGCGATTGTGAAACAATGGGCGTGGAATGAGGTATGGGGTGCAGCATAAATGGGGCGCAAACGTAAACCGGGGGAACGATACAAGTGCGGAAAACTGAAACGGGAGCGCGACGGGCCGACGCCCGAGCTTGAATTTCACCGGGCGGTGACCGTTGCCGGCGGCGATCCCACGCAAAGCACAACGCCATTGGATGCCATGCACGAGCGCGGCCAGATAACCCAAAATGAATACAACGCGGCCTTGGAATACTCACGCTGCCATCGGATCAGGTATGGCGCCGGCTACCAAACCAACCGGGAGCATGGCCGGGAACCTACTGAGCGCCAGATGATCCGCGCCCGTGAATTTGTCGAAGCGGCCACCGAAATATTATTGCGGGTTTCACGGGAAGCAAAAAACGCGGTGGATAACGTAGCCTGTTACCAGCGGGGCATAAGAACCTGCGCCCGAAACGGCAAAAGGCCCAGAAAACGGGCGTTTTTTATGGGTGTTGAAGCATTGGCTAAATGGTATGTAAGGGCCGAAAAGAAGGCGGCGTGAAATGTTGCCACTCCGCGATATCGGCCTTTGTGATGAAGGGAAATCAGTGGATGATGATTTAGAGCATTGGCGCTCGGTGATACAAAAGGGCGGCTATCTGGGTGTGGAGGGGTTTCCAAGTTGGGGTGCGGGGGAAACAGATTTAGCCCACGGAAACAGAATAGTTAATAGGATGGCGCCGATATTAAAACGATTAGAGGAAAAAGAAGAAAGGAAAAAACCGCCGCAACAACCCCCGAGAAGAAGACAGCCCAAACCACCAGCAAGACTAAAATTCAAACAGCGCCCACCGCCGCCCCCAGTAGTGATAGCACCATCTCTGCTGGGCTTACCCCCCAAGCCACCGGAAACAGAACCATTAACGCCGGCTGTTGCTAGGTACTTTGGTGGCGAACCGGATACGCTCCACGATTTGCGGCAAATGCTTTGGCATAAGTTCTACAGGGATATGGCCAGCGATGGGATCAAAATTATGAGGAAAATTTTATCCTAAAATAGTTCTTGACTCAGCATTCCAGAATTACTATATTTCCGAAATGCTTTGTGGGAATAGTGCGCCCGGAGACTGAAACATGGCAGAGCTCATAGGTTTTCTGAAAGACGTTATCCTCTGGGTGCTGTAGCGCAGCCCACATAATTGCAACGCGAAGCACGTTAGCCCGCTTGGAGAGCTGTTAAATTAAAAGAGCCGTTATTGGTTGGTAGCCGTGCGGCTCTTTTTCTATTCTGGGGAACTAGGCACCATACTAGGCGTAGTAGCCCCCCGAAACAGACATACATAATATACCAAAAATCCCGGCGGGTTTTTTGTTTAACACACGATAGGAGGTTCTATTAAATGGATACTTTGGATAGACGTGGGAAAATAAACAAAAAAGGCGTATGGACCGGCCCCAATTATACCGGAATATTTGAAACAGCGGAGGAATTGGCCACCCGGATTGAAGAATATTGGCACGAAAAGGGCTATCCCAATGTTCTGGTGTGGGCCGAACAAGAATGGTTTGGGAAAAGCAAGGTGTTTGTGATCAAATCCAACTTGGTCAATGGCCTCCCGCCGGATGCCGCCGCTTTCAGCGAAGCTGCGTAATTGGAGAATCTGCATGTCAAAAAAAGATTGGCAGAAATGTATGGAGATAGTGTCGTCTGCTTTGAGGCAAACGGATGTAAGTGAGTATTTCCTTAAACATGGATATTTGCCTGAATGGGTGCGAAATGAAATAGCTGACTCACTGGCAACAGCGACGAACACTTAATTACCCGCTTCGGCGGGTTTTTTAATGGGGCCATCTTGCCGAAATTCAAAGAAGGCCAAGGCTATTTTGTATTGCCGAAAACAGTCTTTGATCTGCGCTGCCCTACAGTAAGCCGATATTGGATAGAAGAAGGCTTTGACGACGGTTCGCCGATAGATCGCCACGACATTCCGGCGCTACCAAATTTAGAAACCGAAACAAGCCGAAAGGACTTCGGATAATGGATGTAATCAGCCGACCAGTTGGCAAATTAATCCCATACGCAGTTATGATGTGGCAATCGCAGAGCTTCGGCGAAGGCTTTTAGATAAGCGGTACAAGGCGTATGTGGATATGGCCGTAACCCGATGGCAGAACTTCACCGGGGAACGGGCGGCGCGGAAACAGGCGCCAACTTCCCGTTAATAAAAGAGGCCGCTTGATGAATCCCGAATTTGCGCCCACCGATGAAGACCGCAAGATGGTTGAGCAGATGAGCGCCGTCGGCATCCCGCAAGAGGGAATCGCCAGGGTAATCGGCATCGATCCTAAGACGCTTCGCAAACACTTTCGCGATGAACTGGACACCGCATCGATAAAGGCTAACGCCAAAATAGGCGGGACGCTGTACAACAAGGCCATCAACGGCGACACCACCTCCGCGATATGGTGGTCGAAGGCGCGTATGGGTTGGTCTGAAAAGCAGGAACACGAACACAGCGGCTCCCTTGCGGTAATAACTGGTGTCCCAAGAGAATCCGCAGCCGATTGATCTCGGCTATGAGCCGCGCAGCCAGTTTATAGACTTCCATACCAGGGGAAAACGCTGGGCCTGTATCGTGGCCCACCGCCGCGCCGGCAAGACCGTCGCCTGTATCATGGACCTGATCGATGACGCGCTGCTGACACCGAAGAAGGGCGCGCGGTTCGCATACATAGCGCCGCATTTTAACCAGGCCAAGGACGTAGCCTGGGAGTACGTTAAACAATACGCGATCAATATTCCCGACGTGACGGTGAACGAGTCCGAACTTCGCGTTGACTTCCCGAACGGCTCAAGGGTGCGGCTGTATGGCGCGGAGAATTACGACCGCTTGAGGGGCATATTCCTTGATGGCGTTGTGCTAGACGAATTTGCCGACATGGACCCACGCGCATGGTCTGAGGTTATCCGCCCGGCCCTGTCGGATCGTGAAGGCTGGGTGGTGTTCATCGGGACGCCGAAGGGACACAACACGTTCCATGACATTTACCAGCGCGCCAGGGCGGAGCCGGACTGGTTTAGCCTGGAATTGAAGGCGTCTGAAACCGGGATATTGCCCGATAGCGAACTTGCCGCATCGCGCGGCGATATGACGGCGGATCAATACGCGCAAGAATATGAGTGCAGCTTTGATGCGTCCATTCAGGGCGCTTACTACGCCACCGAGTTCAAGCAGATAGACAGCGACGAACGAATTACGCGGGTGCCGGCGGAAGGTATGCCCGTCCACACCGCATGGGACTTGGGGATAGGCGACAGCACCGCCATCTGGTTCATCCAGCCGATAGGCAGGGAGCTTCGGGTGATCGACTATTACGAGGCGTCCGGTGTTGGTCTTCCGCATTATGCCGAGGTCTTGCAGAACAGGGGATATTCCTACGGCAAGCATTACCTTCCCCATGACGTGACGGTACGGGAATTAGGTTCAGGGCGCAGCCGCGAGGAAACACTTCGGGAATTGGGCATCAAGCCGGAGGTGGTGCCGCGCCAGGAAGTAGACGATGGAATAAACGCGGTTCGGCGCATCTTGCCGATGTGCTGGTTTGATCGCGAGAAATGCGGGCCGGGGATTGAAGCATTGCGGCAGTACCGAACAGAATTTGACGAACGGCGCAAAGTGTTCAAATCCCGCCCGCTGCATGATTGGACATCCCACGCCGCCGATGCCTTCCGGTATTTCGCGGTGGCATGGAAGGACACGGCCAAGAAGCCGGCGCGCGGTCAGCCCCCGCAAGTTTCATGGATGGGGTGATACTCGCCACCGTTCCCCATACCGGCACACAGTTCTTTACCGAACTTCTCAGGCCGCATTTGGGCAGCCGCTTACAGGTCATGCACCTGACAGACGGCAACTGGCAGGACATCAAGGCCCACAGGGGTCTAACCATCACCACCATGCGGGACTGGGAGAAGACCTTGGACAGTTGGCGGCGACGGGGCAGGGACGTGCGGCAATTCCCCGACTGTCTCCGGTATTGGGGTGAGCTTCTCACCGCCAACCCGGTGGTGGTTTCGATAGACAGTGACAGGTTGCGGCGCCTGCAAGCATTGTCCACGAAACTTAGCATACCGTTAGAAACCGACTGGACGCCCGTTAACGCTTGGAGCGGCAATGGCTGACAAAAACGATAAAATAGTGGAAGAAGCCAAAGAGGCGTTTGATACCGCCTTGGAGGCCGAAAGCACGAACCGCGATCTGTTTGAAGCCGACTACCGCTTTGCCCGCATCGGCGACCAATGGCCTAAAGAGGCGTTAAATATGCGCGGCGCCAACCGCCCGGCGCTGACCTTCAACCGGATGCCCAGTTTTATCCGCCAGGTAACAAACGATATCCGCTTGAACCGCCCCGCCATCAAGGTCCACCCCGTAGATGATAAGGCGGACCCCGAGGTTGCCGAGATACTGAACGGCCTGGTCCGCAACGTGGAATACACGTCCAACGCCGACGCCGCCTATGACTGGGCCGCCGACATGGCCGCATCGGGCGGCTGGGGTTATTGGCGCATTGACGTTGACTGGACCACCGATGACAGTTTCGACAAGGACATATTCATCCGCCGGGTGCTGAACCCGCTTTCGGTCTATGGCGACCCACGTTCTACGGAGACCGATTCATCCGATTGGGATGTGGCGTTCGTTGTCGATCAGATGTCCCACGACGAATTTGAGGCGCAGTATCCCGACGCGGAAAAGGTGAAATGGGATTCCGATTACCGGGACAGCAACAAGGACTGGATTACCGAGGACAGCCTCCGCATCGCCGAATACTGGACCCGCTCCCCGGTCAAGACGGACTTGTTGAAGTTCCGGCTGATCGATGGGACAACCATCAACATCCTGAAAGACCAGTACGAGGGCGACGAACGGATGCAGTTTGACCTGGCGGACGCGGAGATAGTGGAAACCCGCCCCACCGTAACCCACAAGGTCAAGCAGTGCATCCTGAACGCCAAGGAGGTTCTAGAGGAAACCGAATGGGCTGGGCGCTATATCCCACTGGTGCCGGTCTACGGCGAGGAAGTCATAGACTATACAGAGAACGGCGAGCGGCGGTTCTATAACCTGACCCATCATTCCCACGACGCCCAGCGTATGTATAACTACTGGCGCACCACGGCAACGGAATTAGTGGCGCTCTCCCCGAAGGCACCGTGGATCGGCCCGGTAGGCACGTTTGAAACCGATTCGAGCCGCTGGAACACGGCCAACACCGAGAACCACGCAACGCTTGAATATGACCCGGTAGGCGGCGCCCCGCCACCCCAGCGCCAACCCTTTGCCGGTATCCCCGGCGGCGCGCTGCAAGAGGCGTTGAACGCATCCGATGAAATGAAGGCGCTGCTTGGCATCTATGACGCATCCCTGGGCGCACGGTCCAACGAGACAAGCGGGATTGCCATCAACGCCCGGCAGAGGGAAGGCGATGTTTCGACTTTTCATTTCCCTGATAATGTTGTTCGCGCTATTCGCCATACTGGCCGCATCCTGGTTGACCTTATTCCTAAAGTCTATTCCGAGGCGCGCATGGTCCGCATTCTCGGCGAAGACGAAACGGCGCAAAACGTCCAGGTGAACCAGCCGTTCCAGATGCAGAACGAACAGGGTGAGATAACCGACAAGATATACGACCTAACCACGGGCCGCTATGACGTGACAGTGAAGGCCGGGCCAAGTTTCACCACCAAGCGCGAAGAATCCGCCAGCCAAATGATCGAACTGTTGCGCGCCTTCCCCGCCGCCGCGCCGTATGTGGGCGATATCCTGGCCCGCAACCTGGACTGGCCGGGCGCCGATGAAATCGCCAAGCGCCTCGAGGCATTGCTGCCGGCGCAGATGAAGGGCGACGATCCCGAGAAGCAACAGCTTATTCAACAGGTTCAGCAATTGATGGCCCAGCTAGAGGCTATGGCCAAGGACCACAATATCAAGATGCAGGAATTGCAGGTCAAACTACAGGAAGCCGGCACCAAGCAATTCGAGGCCGACACCAACCGCTATGAAGCGGAAACGGATCGCCTGGAAGCGGGCATGAAAGTTGCCCAACCCATGATGCCAGGGCCAAACCCCGGCGTCTATTAACCCGCGCCGTGAGGCGCCAACCATCCCTTAGAAGGAACTTTTTAAATGAGCGAGCAACCCCTTACGGGATTCGCTGCCGATGATACGGTGGCGGCATCCGAAGACATCGACACCACCGACACCGAAGAAACCGAGGCACCCGAAACGGAAATCCTAACGGATGAAGCCGACGCGGACACCGCCGAGGATGAAGCGGAAGACGAAACGCCCGACTGGGCGGAAATTGAGTTGGACGGGCAGACCTATCAGGTTCACCCGGACATTAAGGACGGCTATTTGCGTTACGGTGATTATACCCAAAAAACGCAGGAGGTAGCCGAACAGCGTAAGGCTATTGAAGCAAGAGAAACGCAACTTCAAGACGCCGCGCAAGTGCAGATGACTCATCTCAGCGAGTTGGCTGCCGTCCAAGTGGCCCAGCAACAGGTGGAAGCCTTCGAGCAGGTCAATTGGGACTTACTATACCAGCAAGACCCCGCCGAAGCGGCACGGTTAAGCCATCAACACCAGATGGCCGTGAACGCCAAGACGGCGGCGGAAGATCAGTTTTATCAGTCACGGCAAACGGCACTCCAAAGCCAGCAAGGTGAACTTGCCAAGGCGCAGGAAAAATGCCGCGAGGCCGTAACACGGGATATTCCCGGCTGGTCCGGCGACGTGGAAAAACAGGTAAGGGATTACGCCTTGGGACTCGGTTATTCCGAGCAAGCCCTGGCCGCCATTACCGACCCCACTGACCACAAGACGCTGCACAAGGCGTTTTTGTATGACCAGTTGCAAGCAAAACAGCGCAAGGCCAAACCCAAGCTGAAGCCGGAAGACGTGGCAACCACCAAAGTGGTGAAGGCGAAAAAGTCACCGCCGAAAACCGGGTTGCACGACAACCTTTCGACCGACGAATGGGTGAAGCGGCGCAATCGTCAACTAGCGGGGCAAGCCTAGTCCCGCGCCATCGCTGTGAAGCGACGGTTTCTCATAGAAAGAAAGAAAAATGGCAAATACCATCTTAACCCCGACCGCAGTTACGAGGGAAGCCCTTCGTATTCTGCATCAGAAGCTGAACTTCGTCGGCAATGTCGTGCGTGAGTATGACAGCAGCTTTGCGAAGTCCGGCGCCAAGATCGGCGACAGCCTGAAAATCAGGCTTCCCAACCAGTACACCGTCCGCACGGGCGCCACCCTGAACACGCAGGACACCACCGAATCCAGCGTGACCTTGCAGGTTGCCACCCAGAAGGGTGTGGACATCAACTTCTCAAGTGCCGAACTTACTATGGACTTGGATGACTTCTCGGATCGTATTTTGGAGCCGGCAATGTCGGTTCTCGGTGCGAATATCGAGAACGACGCCCTTTCCATGTATAAGGACGTGCATAACGAGATTTCGGACGTTGGTGCTTCGATGGCCTTCATGGACGTGATGAATGCCAACAAGGTTCTGACCGATGAACTGGCACCGTATAGCCAGCGCACTCTCTTGCTGCACACCCAGGCCAACGTGGACTTGGTTGACGCCTTGAAAGGTCTGTATAACGACCAGACCAAGGTGGGCAAGAACTATCGCGAAGGCCGCGTGGCGTCCAACTTCGCCGGATTCTCGGACATTTACGAGAATACGATGATGCCGACGCACACCGTTGGTACCGACGACGGAACCGGCGACTATCAGGTCAACGACGCCGGCACCATCGCGGAAGGCTCGACCTCGATTACGGTCGATACCGGCGCCGGCACCTGGAAAGTCGGCGACATCTTCTCGTTTGATAGCGTCAACCGGGTGCATCCCGAAACCAAGGCTGACACCGGTAAGTTGGCGCGGTTTACCATCACCGAGGCTGCCGCAGCTTCGGCCACGACCATCAAGTTCAAACCGGCGTTGTATTCGTCCGGTGCGAAGCAGAACGTGTCGGCCATGCCGGCCAACAATGCCAAGCTGAACAAGTTGGAAAGTGACGCAAGCACGGCGGTTGGCAACGCGGCGGACTACCAGATCAGCATGGGTTTTCACAAGGACGCCTTTGCTTTCGCTACGGCGGATTTGGTTATGCCCAACGGCGTTGACTTTGCGGCCCGCGAGGTCATGGACGGCATTTCGATGCGTATCGTTCGTGATTATGACATCAACAACGACAAGTTCCCTTGCCGTATTGATGTTCTCTACGGCTACAAGGCAATCCGGCCCGAGTTGGCTTGCCGCATCGGCGTGAACTAACCACTAGGGGGAGCTTAACGGCTCCCCCGTTTTTCTAGGAGCAAAAACAATGGCTGTTGAATATATCGGCGGTAACGGTCCCGACGGCATGTGCCTCGGGCTTTCCGCCACCGAGAAAGTCGGCTTCTTTGGCGCAACTCCGGTTGTCCAGGTTGCCATGACGGAAGTCGGCACTGCCACCGCCACTACCACGTTGAACGAGACCAAGATCAACCGCGTTATTGCGGCGCTTGCCAGTCTCGGCTTAACGACCACCGGCGGATAGGGTTTAGGGGCCGTTGTCCCAACTATTTCAGGATGACGGCCCCAAAACCACCGGGCAAAAGGTATGTCTCGCGACCACGGCATACGACAGCCCGGATGCAAGCCATACCTTTTCCATTCAGCGCTCCCGCCAGGCGTTGAACGAAGCGGGGATAGAGAGCGCCTATTATCTGTTATCGGGTAACTGCCACGTAGACGACGGGCGAAACAGCATAGTCAAGGAATTTCTGGCGTCTGATTGCGCCGAACTGGTGTTTCTGGACGCGGACGTAAGCTGGCAGCCGCAAGACCTTGTTAGGCTGTGCCAGCACGACACGGACATTGTAGGCGGGGTTTACCCGTACCGGCGCGAAGACAAATGGCACAGCGGGGAAATGCCCGTGAGAATGCTTGAGGGCGCCGAGGTTGACGCTGGCGGCCTGATCGAAGTCGGGGGCCTCCCAACCGGCTTTATGAAGATCAAGCGCCGCGTCATAGACGAACTGGCCGCAAACGCCGAGAAGTTCAAGAACAAGGCGGGCCAGTTCGTTCCCATCCTGTTTGAGCGGACGTTCGACGGTAAAGACCGCTGGGGCGGCGATCTGGCCTTTTGCAACAAATGGCGGGCCACGGGCGGCAAGGTTTACGCCGATTATGAAATGGTTCTGGGGCACACCGGCAAGGTTACCTTGAGGGATAGCCTGGGGGCCGCCGTGAGGCGCCGAGCAGGCACCACGCTGTCGCATGTGGTTGACCGGATACGTGCGGGCAAGGAAACCCTGGCGGATATCACCGAGGCCCGCGAACACGTTCAGAACAACGCCTTTGGTGCCACCGAAGACGTTCTAATGCTCTCCGTCCTATTGGCCAGGAAAGCCAAGGGGCCGATTATAGAAGCCGGTTCCGGCCTGACCACTATTTTGATGGCGGCGGCAACGGACCAGCGCGTTTATTGCCTGGAGCATCACGGGTTGTACGCCGCGCAATTGAGGCAGTTGGTGGCGGAAGCCGGGGTGAGCAATGTCGGCCTTTGCGTATGTCCTATCAAAGATGGCTGGTACGACCCGGCGGGCATGGAAGGCTTGCCGCACAATTTCGCCCTCGGCCTGAACGACGGCCCGACCCGGCAATTGGGGTCGAGGATGGGGTTTTTCAAGCATTTCGGCTGGGCGGTTGACACCATCATTGCCGACGATGCCGACGATGAAGGCTTTCGGGCCGCAATATCCGAATGGGCGAAAGAAAACGAGCGCCGGGTTGATTTTATCGAGCCGCGCGCCGCATTGATAAAGAGGAAGTAGAATGGCCGTTCCGACTACTTACACGGAATTGAAGGCGGAAATCGCCACCTGGCTGGCGCGCACCGACCTGACTTCCGTAATTCCCAATTTCATCACTATGGGCGAAGCCTACCTGAACCGCCGGCTGCGCCTGTTGCAGATGGAAAGTGAAGCCAGCGTTACTTTGTCCGCAAGCGCAGAAACCGCCGCGCTGCCCACCGACTGGATCGAGAACATATCGCTCCGCTATAGCGACAATTCGGCCAAGCTGGAACAGATATCGGCGGCCAAGCTGGCGGACATGAAGACCACCGCCGAAGGCAAGCCGTCCGACTATATCATTACTTCGACTTACGAGTTTGATAGGCCGGCGGATCAGGAATACACATTGAAGGCGCGGTTTTTCTCGAAATGGGATATTACTTCGGACGCCACCAACTGGCTGTTGACCAACGCCCCGGACGTTTACGTATTTGCAAGCATGGTGGAGGCCGGGGTGTACACCCGCAACCAGAACATGATCGCCCTCTGGACGCCGAAGCGCGACGAAGGCGTGAAATGGTTGAACAGCCTGGATTCCCGCACCCGCCGGAACGTGAAGGCCACCCTGGACCCGTCACTAGCGTCCGTCGGGCGTTTTGATATTAACTGGGGTTGATAGGTTGATCCCCTTCGGCGAGTACGCACCGGACCAGCCGGCGCTGGATGCCGGCGGCATGTTTTCGACGGTTGCGAAAAACGTCACGCCCAAGACCAAAACCAGTTACGGACCCATCGGCGCGCTGTCGGCAACTTCGGACGCGCTTACGGCCAAGTGCCAGGGAGCGGCCAGCTACCGGGACAAGTCGGGCAACGTCTACACATTCGCTGGTGACGCTACCAAGTTATACAAGTTGACTTCGGCCACCTGGGGCGATGTATCGGGCGCCACTTACGACACCGAAGACAACGACACGGTGGAGTTCGTCAAGTTCGGCGAGCGGGTAATGTCGTGTAACGGCATAAACGACGCCATCCAAAGTTACGTGATGGGCGCCAGTTCCACATTCGCCAACTTGGCGGCGGCGGCGCCACGGGCAAGGCATATTCAGCAGATTAAAGAACACGTCATGGTGCTGAACACCTGGGACGGTACGGACGGGGCGAAGCCTTCAAGGGCATGGTGGCCGGCCATCAACAATCCCACCGACTGGCCCACCATAGGCTCGGCGGACGCGGCGCAGAAACAAAGCGACCGGCAGGACTTGCCCGGCGGTTGGGGGCAAGCTTTGATCGGCGCGGTGGGCGGTATCGACGGCGCGGCGTTTCTGGATACCAACATTTACCGCATTGTGTACGAAGGCAGTCCTTCTATATTTGGTTTCTATGAGGTCGAGAGGGAACGGGGAACACCGGCACCCAACAGCGTTGTGAATGCCGGCGACTTCGCGGCCTATCTTGGCGAAGAAGGGTTCTATATCTTCAACGGCCAGGACAGCACCCCGATAGGCGATCAGCGGGTGGATAAGGACTTCTTCGCGGATTTGAACCAAGACCTGTATCACTTAGTGATAGGGGCGGCTGATATTCTGAACAAGCTGTTCATCTGGATTTACCCGTCCGGCACCAACACGGTTCCGAACAAGGCGATCATCTATAATTGGGCCATAGATCGCTGGTCCCATGCCGAATTTGACGCTGAATACATATTCAGGGACCGCGCGCAGGGATCAACTTTGGACGGTTTGGACACGTCGCACGGCACCGATATCGACGATGCGGCGGTCTTCACCTTTTCCTGGGACAGCAGGGTTTATGCCGGCGGGCGGCCATTGCTGGGACTGTTCGACAACGCCAACAAGCTGGCAACGCTGACCGGCAACAATCTGGCGGCGGTAATTGAAACCCAGGAAATCGGCGGCAATGAACGGGTATTCGTTGACGGCGTCCGGCCCTATATCGACGTTGCCGACATGTCGGATATCACCATCGCCTTGAAGTACCGGGACGAACCGGGCGCCGCCGTAACCACGGGTAGTGCATCCAGTATCGATGCGGACGGCATGGCCCACTTTACGCAGAGCGCCCGTTATGTGCGCGGCCAGGTGAATATTGCGTCGGCGGCAAGCTGGAACCACGCGCAGGGCGTTGACGCGGATACGCAGCCGGACGGCGGCGTGTGATGGACAGCCTGTTCGGCAGTTACTTTCAGGATTCGCTGGGCGCATTGAAGCGCATCCCCGCCGATCTAAAGCGGTATCTTGGCCACAGCCCGGATAAGATGGCCAGGGGCATTCTAGGCCCGGCCCATGACACGGTTATGATGGGCGCCCGGATGGTTGGCCCGCAAGCGGATGTTGCCGACTATGTGGACTTCACGCAAGACGCGGTGACAGCGGCCAAGCAGGGGCGTTACGGCGATGCGGTAACGAATAGCCTGTTCGGCGCGGCGGCTATACCGTTCATGTTTTTGCCGGGTGGTGTGACGGCACTCAGGGGCGGGCCAAAATTATCGGCGGAAGATGCCAATCGCATTATGACGAGTAACTCGCGAAAACGCCGTAAATGGGGGGCGGAACGAAAACAGCAACACAAGACCATAGTGGAATTGCAGGCGGCGCGGGCGGAGGCAAACGCCGGCATTGATCCGCTTGTTGCGGCAAACAGGTCGCGGGATTACCGGCTTGGAAAAATAAAGGCACAGAATAAGGCCGCCGATATTTCAGGCGGCTTTTGGAACAAAAAATTCCAGGAAGAGGTACGCCGCGATATTTCCATTGGATATAATGCCGGCGATAGCGTCAACCGTGCAAATCTTGAGGCCATCCCGAGGGCGCTAAAAAAAATGGGCTGGAGCGTCCGCCACGCGTCCAAGGCTGGCGGGCGCAAAAATAGCCGGTATCTGGTTTCACCGGATGGGCAATTTGAGGTTCGGATATCGGACCATTATTTACCGGAAACGCCGCAGCGGAATTACAACCGCGATGTTTTTGGTCAGCCACGTTGGAATGAAGAAATCTTGTTGAGTGGCCAAGACAGGCCACAAGACATTATCAACGAGATTCTTGATATGTACGGGGAGAATTAAAAGATGACCGGCGGTGATCGCTCGGGTATCAGGGCCGGAGCCTTTCGTTTACCAAGCACATTATCCGACATAGCGAACCATGAAGGGCAAATGTGCAACGCCAGGATCATCCAACCGGTCATAGAAATAATAGCAAAAATAGATAATATTGCAAGGTATTAAATTATGACCACTTTCCCCACGGCCCCGGCTTACGGCGACGATGAAAAGGTACACCGCCGGCAGATGGGCGAAAACATAAAGCGGCTGAACCGGGGCAAGTCCAATAATACGGACCTATGGACCCTGGACGCCAACCAAGGTTCGACCACCTTCACCGACGAACGCATCGGTTGGGACAGCGCTATATTCTTCATGCCGACCACGGCCAACGCGGCGGCGGAACTTGCCACGCTTTATGTGGCCGAGAGCGGGCGTGTAAACGGAAGCGTTACAGTCACTCATGCCAACGACGCCAACGCCGATAAAATATTCCGCGTGGCGATAATAGGATAAAATAATGGCAGCACCACAGGGATATTGGCTCAGCAATAAGTTCATATTCACCCCCGCCCCGCCGCCCGTGTGGCCGGAAGCGGAAACGCTGGCCGAGGCCGTTTCCGCGCCGCCCTATGTCGCACAGCGCCCGCGTTCCATATTCGGGGGCGACAGTGGCGATCCGGGTGTGACGGGCAACACGCCGCACGGCTGGGCGCAGAACGTGACCGAAAGCGAGTTGCCGGGGTGGGGTGCCTTAACCGGGATGTTCAGTGACCCCTTTGATAGTAGTAACACACGGGAGTTTGAAGGCTCCCGCTCGAATGTTTTCGAGCCTGATCCCTATGCGTATGATTCCGGCGAGGCGATATTGTTTGATTGGCCGGTAAGTGAACGCCCTACCGGCCCCCAGGTTTCGATGCGGCGGAAACCGATGTCTAGCGATCAGCCATTCCCGCGCAGCAACATGGCCCTCCAGACACCCGCCGAACGGGCCGTCGCCCCCGGTACGCAAACCGGTGAAAGCCGCTTTGACGAAAAGGGCCAGGACACGACAACGCCTGAATACAAGGCAGCGAAGGACATACAGACCGTGGCCAAATGGGCGGCTTTCCCCGTATCGAAAATTGCTTCGTCTATGATTGGCAATTCCCGCGCCGGCCCGCTCGGCGAAGTGGGGCCGTATACACAGGATGCCTTCGGCAACTACCGCTATAACGCGGCGGGTCCGATGGGAACCAAGCAAGCGCCGCTGGGGCAGTATGTGGGCGGTTTTAACCCCAACGTGGCGACTAACGACTTTACCGGCGCGTTTGGTTTGGGAACGCTGGGCAACACCGGACGATCCATGACGCCGGCCATGTTTGATAGCTCGGGCTTGGCATTGGGCGGCCCGCACGGCTACGGCTATGGGTTTAAGCGGGGGGGCGGAATTGGCGCGCTGGATTATAAGGATGTCTACGATGTTCACTCTGATGAATGGGCCAGTGATGATTTAGGGCCTGTCGATGGGTGGGACAGCGTTGATGACTCCAATTGGGATGCGGAAGACTTTGCCGCCGAAGACTACAGCGCCGATTTCGCCTATCACCACGGCGGCATGGTCGAAGGCCCGGACCCGGAAACCGAGGGCGAAGAATTTCAGGCCGAGATGCTTGAGGGCGAATACGTGATCCGCCCAGAGGTTGTGGAACTGCTAGGCCCCGAGTTTTTCGACCGGCTGAACAAGCTATTTGAAAAATAATGCAGCTTTGGGGCGTCCAGGGCCGGGAACTTAACCTGGCCTGGTATGACGCCGCGCGGCTGATCGAGCGGGTTTCCGACAGGGATAAAAGCCTGACCGAGATTTACCACGGGTTGAGAAACAAGCGGTTTCAGCTTTGGGCCGCGTGGGAGCATGGCATAAAAGCGGTGCTTATCACCCAAACCTACCGTTTAAGCGGGGAACAGGTTTGTTCCCTTTTTCTGTTGGCCGGCGATCACATGGGCCGCTGGTTTCATTATCTGCCGACCATCGAGGAATGGGCCTTATCGAAGGGCTGCAAGGCCATGCAGTTGGTGGGCCGCAAGGGGTGGGGGCGTGTTCTTAAACCCCACGGCTACCGCGTAGCGGGGCGCGACAACGATAAATACATAATACGCAAGGAACTAAAAAAATGAGTTCAAGCAAGCCATCAGGCACCCATGTTGTAACGCAAAACCGCGCACCGTGGGCGGAGCAGCAACCCTATCTGGAAACCGGGTTTGAGCGGGCGCAAAGCGATATCCTGGATAAACCGATCCAGTATTACCCCAACAGCATGGTGGTGCCGTTCTCGGGCCAAACGGAAGCCGGGTTGCAGGCGTCCGAGGGCCGCGCACTGGCGGGAAGCCCGGTTTTGCAGAACGCACAGCAAAACATGGCCAATACATCGGCGGGCAACTATCTGGGCGCCAACCCGTATTTGCAGGGCGCCATCGACGCGGCCAGCGAAGGCATCACCCGCAACTACCAGAAGGCGGTTTCGCCGGGCGTGGATAGCTTCGCGGCCATGCACGGGCGGTATGGTTCGGGGATGCAAAAGGGGATGCACGACGATGCCCAGTCCAACCTGGCCAACCAATTGGGCAATGTCGCGTCCACAATGAGTTACGCAAATCTCGACGCCGAACGAAATCGGCAAATGCAAGCCGCGTCGAT